TGATTATGATATTGTTCTTAGACTATATACAACAAAAGATAAGAAAACTAAGAAATTAAAATATTTTGCTGAAATTTTAAAAGATAGAACTAGTACATTCAAAAAGCATGACACTGTTGAAAACCCCTCATATGAAATGTGGGCAGACAAGTTTAATACAGATGCCAAAGAGAATGAGACAGATTATGCTACTGATACAAAAGAGGATACTGACAAGATGATGGAAGAAGAGAATGAAGCGGACAAAGTTAAGACATTAGTAGCGGTTTTAAAAAAGGCAATTAAGAAAGCACCGCAAAATAAAAAGTTAGAAGTGGCAAAGGTATTAAAAGATAATAATACTGATTCAAAGGGTTTATCTAAATTAAGTATGGAGAAAGTACAAATTATAAAGAAAGAAATTGTAGCAATATTGACTAAAAAAGATGATGGTGAAGAAAAATAATATTAGTTTTGGCGAGTAATTCATATTGCTCGCTTTTATTTTTTTAAAGGGTGGTTATATGAGAGAACTGGGATTTGATGAATTATATGAGTATATAAGAGGAATTATATTTGAATACGGTGAGACCCCATTACCGAGATATTTTGTATTGAGATTAAAAGGTTTACATACTGGTAAATTTATGGCTAATAAAAACTCTAAATCAAGAGGTAGCTATAGTTATACTGCCATATATGCAACGTTTAAACTTAAAGAAAAATACATTAAGCAAATGATTAAGGCGAATAAGTTTAAAGATGAAAAGCATAAGATAAACTATATAATGGTTATGGTAGAAAGTGATATAAACAATGTTGTTAAGATGATTAATCGTAAAATAAAAACTACTGAGATAGCAAAGGTTCAAGCTGATAAACAATTAAAGGATAAGACTAAATCTAAAGAATACAAAACAGGGCATAAGAGTGAGAAGGGTAAATTATCAGACAAGCAAAAGCAGTTATGGTAAGGAGAAGTGATTTATTTGAGTTATATAGATGATATAAAAGGGTACAAGAAACAAGCGGAGGCAAATGTCATTGGTTGTTTTTATAAAGTGCCAGAGCTTTATTTTAACCATGAAGATTTAGACTTAGAAGACTTTACACATAATAGATGGAAAGTATATTTTATAATCGGTAGGAATTTAGTAAAGCAAGAACATAAAAAGGAATTAGATGATGTATCAATAGGACTATATTTAGAAAAACATTTAAAATTAAAAGAAAAATATGAAAATTATGGTGGTTATCCTGTAATTGAAGATTTAACAGGGCTTGTAAGTATTGAAAATATAGATGCATATATTAAAGAAGTTTATAAATGGAAAGTTGTATTAGGGTTAATCGGAGGTAAATTTCCAGTAAAAGATAGACTATCCGATATTAAAGATATGACACTTGAGGAACTATATAATGAATATGAAGCAATGTTAAATGATATATTTATTGATGTTGAAACCACCGCAAAGGCTTATGATATAACACATAATTTAGATAATAATATATCTGATTGGGATGAAGGAATTGACGTAGGGTTGCCATTAGAGGGGTGTGAGTTACTTAATGAAATGATTGGTGGTAATTCAAAGGGTCATGTCACTATGGTAGGTGCTTCAAGTGGTACAGGTAAGACGACTGTAACAATACTTTGGAATCTTCCAGCACATATACGAAACAAGGAAAGAATTGTTGTAATAATAAATGAGCAAGATTATAAAGACTGGCAAAAGGAAATGGTAACTTGGATTATAAATAATGTGTTTCATGTAAGTTTCCAAAAGCGTAGGTTTCGTCAAGGTGACTTTACTGATGATGAAATTGCAGTATTGAATAGAGCTTCTAAATACATGCACGAAGAAATGCTTGAAAAGAACATTACAATAATACCATTACCAACGTATAGTTCTGAGATAGTTGTTAAGCTTATTAGAAAATATAAAGCATTGGGAGTTGACTATTTTGTACTAGATACTATGAAACCAAATTATAGTAAGGGTAGTAATCAATCATGGTTGCAAATGATGGAAGATAGTGTTAATATATATGATGCAGTTAAACCAGAAGCTAAAAATGTTCATATATGGATTACATTGCAGTTAACTAAATCAGCTAATAGACTCAACTACCTAGAGCAAAGTAACATAGGTGTGTCTAAAAACGTAGCAGATATTGCGAGCACGTTATTGTTAATGAGACAGATGAGGGTTGATGAATATGATACATTGAATATATGGAAATATGGTGGGAAAGATAATACTACCGAGATTCCAGTTGAAGTGCATAAGGATAGAAAATATTTGGTTATATTTATAGATAAGAATAGATTCGGAGAGTCTAAGACATATCAACTAGTTATTGAGATTGATTATGGAAGAAATAAAATAAAAGAAGTTGGATATTGTAGCATTATTATGGATTAAGGATTGGTGGTTATGGATGCTTATGAACTAAAAGAATACATTAAGAAGAATAATAAGATTGAATTAGTTTTAGAAAAACTAGGTTTCCATGACTTTATTGATTATGGAAATGAATATAGATGTGCTAAGCCGAATGATACAGATAGGTCGCAAGTTTCTATTAAGAAAGATAATTTATACTGTATGATATACCAAACTGACAGTAATTTTAAAGGTGATATAATTGATTTAGTAATATATATTAATGATATAAAATTCATCAATGCGATAATTTGGTTACACAATGCACTTGACATAAAATATGAACATGGTAAAAATTATAATACTAAAGGTAATCGTAAAAGTGACCCATTGGCACTCATGAAATCTATTAGAAACAAAAGTAAAACACATATATCAAGCGATAATATTTATAGTGCAAGAACTCTTGATAACTTTATTGAGCAACCTACTTTATACCTATTGCAAGAGCAAGGTATCACTGTAAAGGCACAAGAGGAATTTAACATACATTATGCACCAATAAGACAAAGGGTCTTGTATCCGTATTATGACGTTGATAACAATGACATATTGAATGGTATTATGGGGAGAACAACAGTAAAAGATTTTAAGCAACTTGGAATACCTAAATACTATCCTATCAAAAAGGTAAGTAAGAGGATTGGGTTATTCGGATTACAACAAAACAGGAGACATATAAATGCCAGTGGTAAGATAATTATATTTGAGGCAGAAAATAGTGTTTTAAAAGCTTGGCAAATGGGGTACAAAAATTGCGTTGCAATAGGACACCATGAATTACAACCAGACCATATAAGAAAGATTATGAATTTGAATGTTTCAGAGGTGATAATAGCATTTGATAAAGATGTGAGTGAAGAATATCTATTAAAGGAGACAGTTCCAGTTGCAAATAAATACTTTAATGTAAGTTATATTAGAGATGATTATGATTTACTTGGTAAAAAAGATAGTCCAGTAGATAGAAGTTATAAGACATGGAATTTTTTATATAACAATAGGGTGAATGTAGAGTAAAGGAGTGGGTATAATTTGAAAATAAATATAAGTGATTTACGAAAAGTAAAGGGCATAGGTAGTAAAACGATTGATAGAATAATTGAACAATTTGATGAAAGTGAATATATAAGTAAGTATAATCCTAATTTAAAGTTAGAAGAAAATTCTATAAATTGTGGAGATTGTCTTGATTTAATGAATGGTATAGAAGATAATAGCGTTAGTTTAATATTAGCAGACCTACCGTTTAATAAAACAAAAAATAAATGGGATAGTGCAATAGACTTAGACAAACTGTGGAAGCAATATAAAAGAGTCTTAAAAAATAATGGTGTAATAGTATTACATGCTGAAAAACCTTTTGATGTAGCTCTTATTAATTCCAATCCAGAGTGGTTTAAATATGAATGGATATGGGAAAAGGAATCTGGAGTTGGACATCTCAATGCAAATTATGCACCAATGAAAAATCATGAGAGTGTATTAGTTTTTTCAAAAGCAAGTGCTTGTTATGTTAAAGATAAAAGTAACGCTATGCCTTACAATCCACAAATGAGAAACGGAAAACCTTATAAGATAACGAAAGGCAGTTTATCGTCAAATTATGATATGAAACATGATAAAATAGTTACAACTGAAAATAATGGTGAAAGATATCCATTAACAATATTAAAATATAATAGACCGCATAAAACAATTCACCCTACACAAAAACCAGTAAAACTAGAAGAATATTTTATAAAAACATATACAGATGAAAATGAATTAGTAGTAGACAATGCGAGCGGTAGTGGTACGACAGGCATTGCTTGTATAAATACTAATAGAAAATATAAATGTATTGAAAAAGATAAGGAATATTATGAAACATCAGTTAAAAGAGTAAAGGAGTGTAACAATGGATAAAAAATTAATTAATGTATATGACTTAAATAATGTTGGTGGCATTGGTGCTAAAACATTTGATAAAATATTAGAAGTAGTTGATGTAATCACATTAGAGAAAGAGGAAAGTACTTTAGATAAAGATTTTAGAGTAACAATTCCAAGAATAATCCTTGAATTTATGCACGAGAAATGGTATAGTTATTTAAAGGAGAAGAATAACAAGAAAAGACTATGGTCTTATTCAAGAATGAGCACGTTTGAAAATTCTAAATATGAATACTATTTAAGATATATTAAAAAAGCTAAAGCAGATAAGACTAACGTATATTTAATTATTGGTGGAGCGTTGCATGACTTATTAGAGAAATATTACATTGAGAGTATGTCGATAGATGAATTTAAACAAGAGTGGACAGACGCATTAGACCAAATAGATGTATTGGATTTAAGATTCCACGCAGATGATGATAAGAATGAAAAGAGAAAGAAAAAATATTTAGGTCAACTAAGACATTATGGGGATAACTTTATTCCAACAAATGGTACACTTATTCCAGAATTGCCTATTGAATTAAAGTTAAAGTTAGAAAATGGTGATACGGAAGTATTTGTAGGGTTTATAGATATGTTAAAGATAGAACAGATTGATGGGAAAATGCATTATACTGTACTTGATTACAAATCGTCTACTATATTTGGTGGAAAGGCTATGCTCAAAAAGGCAGAACAATTATATTTATATGCTAAAGCTATTATGACCATGTATAACGTTCCAGTTGAACAGGTTCACATACAGTATGATTTCTTAAAGTATATTGGTATAGAGTATAGACAAAAGAATGGAAATATAAAAACAACTCAATCAAGCAGACATACTGTTGTTAAAAAAATATCTAAAGATGCTACACGCAGAATGACTAATGACTTTGATTATGATATTGAAGATGCAAATGATATAATTAATGAATGTTTACAAAAGAATAGTTTTGAATTTTTACCAGACGAAATTAGAGAGATATATAAAACTGGGAAAGCAATTGTTGATGTTCCAATTGATGGGGAAATACTTGAAG